TGGTGACAGTGACAGAAACTACGAGGCAATGTTATCCCGAAAGGATCGTTTATCTGATCTTGGGTGGTCAATCTCTATTGAAAGCGGACAGAAGCTGGTACGCCTTACTGAACACTACGTAAAGGAGTGGAATGAAGACATGCAGGACTTTGAGGTGATGTACTGCGTAGAGGCAGAAGACAAGTATCCGCTGGTATACAAGCCTTTGAAGGAGGTACTCGGGATCAACTTCTTCCCGATCGAGACATGGGCTACTGATACAGAGCGTACTGATATCTGGTCAGACGGTATCGGAGACATTGCCCGGACACCAAATAAGATCGTCAATGCCTGGTTTAGTCAGCTGGTAGAGAACCGAACGATGAAGAACCTGGGGATGACAATGTATAACTCCAGTGAAAACAAGGACTTCTCCCCGAATAGCTTTACTCCACGGCCATGGGGATGGTATCCGATCCCGGGTAACCCGAATGAACTTACACGCCCGATTGATATTCCTGATCTATCCGGATCACTGGATGAGATGGGCTTTGTGATCAACTCCTTAGAGCGTGCAACAGCATCTACGGCTATACTTAAGGGTCAAAGTGAGTCAGGACAGCAGACACTTGGTGAGGTAATGGAGCTGGTAAAAAGCTCAACCGAGCGTGTTACATCACTTACAAAGTACTACCGGGAGAGTCGACGACGCCTCGGAGAGAAGTGGTACAAGCTCGCAATGAATAACAAGGACAAGCTGGAACCGATCAAGGTGTATAAGAAGTCTGCAAAGGACAATATGTACTCACAGGAGATCAAGCATGATGACTGGATGGATGAGGAAGGATACGAGTGTAAGGTGACATCAAAGGCCGAAAGCACACAGAAGACGGTACAGGAGATCAAGAAGTTACAGCTTATGGCACAGGAGTTTGCCGGAAACCGACCATTACAGAAGATCCTCAAGAAGCGTTTACTGGATCTTGGTGAATTCTCAGCCGAGGAGATCGAGGAGGTTATGGGGTATGAGGAGCAGAAACAGGAGATGCAGGACGTAAATCCGGAGAATCTAGCAATGGCTCCAAGAGGCCCACAGGGAGGCGGACAAGCTCCACAGGCACCAAACCCTCAAGGAGCCGAAAGGATGCAGGAGCTGGCTGCTCAGGCGATGCCAGAGGTTGCAGTAGAGGGTATGACTAACTAAATCAACGAATAATGTTTGAAACAATACTAAAGCGCAATAATCTGACTTACTCAGATCTAACGCCGGAGGAACGATCGGATCTCAAGCAGATGCGTCAGTCTATCCAGATGGAGCATGTAGACATGGATAAGATCGAGGAGCATATCCGGGACTTGATCGAGGATGTAACCAATGAACTCACCGGCGTAGGTGATGCAAGCTGGAGTATCTTCTTTCGAGGACGTCGGGATGAACACCTGAAAGCACGCCTCAGGAATTATCGTCTCTTACTGGAGATCTTTACCCGGCCGGAGCGTATGAGAGATCACGCCGAGAGACAGCTACGGGCAAACCTTGAGATCGACAAGAGTGGTGGCGGAGGTGGTATAATATAGGAGACACGGATTTAGAAATAATTTACTTACTATGACAGATACTAAAAACACACCAGAGCGAGAAGATCTACCGGAGGCTGTACAGCAGCGTCTGGAGAAACTTCTAAAGAAGGATCCGGTCAAGCTGAATTCCTCACAAAAAGGCTTTATTAAGGGTCGATCTGCTTATCTTACAAAGCAGGAGATGAGTGACTTCAGTGTAATTTTCGATACAGACACAAAGAAGAAGCCTGAAAAGAAAGCACCGGAACCAAAAGAAGCACCAGAAGAGACAGAAACAGAAGAAGAGGAGACAGAAGATGACAAAAATACTGAGTCTGATTACTCAGAGATGGGCCGAAACGAGCTATTTGCAGAGGTAGATAGCCGGAATGAAGGCCGATCCGAAGCACTTGAGATCTCAAAGGGTGGAACGAATGATGACATTATTGAGCGTCTAGAAGCAGACGACAAAGCCTAATAGCTAATTACTCCAAACCTTCTAATAGAAGACGGAGCGCACACTATGGCAGAAGAAACCAAAGCAGAAGAGACGAACGAAGAGACAGAAGAAGTATCGCAAACCCCGGAAGGGACGCGAACGGAAGGGCAACCGGAAGAATCTGCCCCATCTGACGGAACAGATGAACAATCCCAAACAGAGCAAACGACTACCGAGCAGGAAACAGACGCTACCGGGGAAGACGAAGGAGGATCCGGAGAGGTGAACCCTTCCAACCTTTCACCAGAGGAGCGTGCGGAGTACTACAAGGATAAGTTTAGTAACTCGACTCGAGAGAACCAACGTATCCTCGAGGAACTAAAATCGGAGAAACAGAAGTTTACTAGCAAGGAAGACGTGCCTACTGATGAGGAACTTTCTGAGAAATATCCCGACTTTGTTGACTGGGATGAAGATCGAAAGGATAATGTACGGCGAAGTATAGCGACAGATCGCAAAACTAACCGTTTAATGAGTACTTTTGAAGAAGCACAAGAGCAGAATGCCCGGGCCAAGAAGGCCTCAGAGCAGATTGCTCAGGATGATCGCCTCAAGAACAAAGAGGACGCCTTTATGGAATATGCCATGAAGGATGAGAATCAAAACATCCCCCTTCAAACACTCACAAACTCCTTTCTCTACGAACAGTCACAAAGCGATGACTCAGGCTCGGTCAAACAAAAGAACCCTGCCTTAAATACCGGATCATCAAACCCTCAGAAGTCTCGATCTGGAAACAAACTATCCGGAGAAGAAGCAAAAGAGATGCGAGAAAACGATTACGACAACTACGTTCGCAAGCTCGAATCCGGAGAAATTGAAATAGAATAGGTCGGACATCAGACAGTCTTCACAATTAAATCTAAATTATGGCAGATTACGGAACAAACGTTGCAGAAAAATTTGCTGCTAAATCATTGCAGCACTTCTACGCACGATCCCTGGCGAATGACATCACGAACCAGGGTTATGAAGGAACCCTAGGATCAAGCCCTAAGGCCCGACGTGTGAACATCCTATCTTTCGATAAGATCGGATTGAAGGACTACACAAAGAACAACACACTGACAGCTGACGTACCATCTGAGATCGAGTCTACGCTGATCGCTGATCAGCAGAAGGCTTACTACTTTGAGATTGACTCTGTTGCAGAGCTAGACTCATACGTAAAGGATCCTCAGAACTCAATCATCCCTCAGACATCGAACGAGCTACGAAAGCTCACTGATGAGCTTATTCTTGGCCTCCACGAAGACGTGGCAGCCGGTAACCGCATCGGAGTAGATCACACTGACGGAACTGTTGAGATTGACGCTGCTGGTGTTGTTACAGGTACTGGATCTAACTTTACTGCCGACATGGTTGGTAAAGGATTCAAGGCCGATGGCCACGATGAGTGGTACCGAGTTGCTGCGCATAACAGCGGAACGGAAATCGAACTTGAGAAGGATCTAGACGACAACACAAACACTTACGACGGAGGAGCTATCTCTTCCGGAACTGATTATGTAATCCAGGCTAACGAACCGGTAGAACTTACTGTCTCAAACGTATACGAAAAGATCGTTGATCTTGGAGTAGCGCTTGATGACGCTGAGATCCCGGACGAGGATCGATGGCTTGCGGTTTCTCCGCAGGTACACGGTCTTCTACGAAAGTCTGAACAGATTACTGCTGATGTGCCTATGGCATACAGCGAGTCTGTACAGAAAGGTCTCGTAGGAATGGTCGCAGGATTCCGACTTTACAAGTCGCCTCGTGTACAAGGAAACAACACTGATGGATACCACATCATCGGAGGTCACAACTCATGGGCTACTATGGCCATGGCAATGACTGACACAGGTGTTGAGGACATCATTGGTGGATTCGGACAGGCGTACAAGGGATTGAACGTCTACGGTGCTAAGGTCACTGACCGTCGCCGTGTTGCCGGAGCAGAACTCTTCGCTACTGTTGCTTAGTAGTGCGTTCTTATCATCCCTGATTCTACATCGGGGGTGTAATAGAGCGTATAACGCTCGGATTATTATTTTAATTACTCATATTTATGGCTAACGTACTAACCAACTTCGGAAAAAAGGAGATCCTGGACTCCTATTTTGGATCCGGAACCTTCAAAGTGATGCTACTGGATAGCAATCACTCGAATGATATTGATACCCAGGAAACAATTGACGATGTAGATTCAAATGAGATCACAGGTACCGGATACACTGCCGGTGGACAGGAACTTACAAATGTTGCAGTCACAGTAGATGACGGTGATGACGAGGGTGTAGTAGATGCAGATAACGCTGTCTGGACTGGAGACATCATTGCTCGCTATGCAGTGATCTACAAAGACACTGGTACTCCAAGTACCTCAACTATTATCGGTATCCTCGACTTCGGAGCTGACAAGGAGTCATCTAACAGTGACTTCGAGATCAACTTTGATTCAGAAGGAGTGTTCAACCTTAATTAAAACTACCTATGGCGCTAGATCCAGTAAAAAACTTTATAAACGTTGACGTATCTACCGGGTATAACGACTCGGCTACGTCAATTGATTTGTCTTCAGGAGATGGAGCTGATCTACCGGATCCTAGTACTGATGGTGCTTTTAACATGGTGTGGTACGACGCTGATGGATATAATAATCCGGGCAATGACCCTAATGTAGAGATTGTACGTGTGACGGCGAGATCAGGCGACACGCTGACGATCACACGAGGACAGGAAGATACTACCGCAAGTACGAAAAATACGTCTGGTGGCGTATATAAGATGCTTCTGACGCCGACTGCAAAGACAATAGAGGACATCCAGTCTGAGATCGATGCGAAACCGGATGCAGATGACGAAGCTTACGATGCTACCGATTGGGACGGTTCACTGG